ATTATTTTGCTGTCTACCCCAAAGTTATTAAATATTTCTGACATAGTTAACCACCGAACAGTTTATCTTTGATTTCATTCTGTGCTTTAGCAGTTGCTTCTGCAAATTCACTTTCCAGTCTATCGTTTGCAACTTGCCCTGCACTCAGAATCGTTGCACCTATTGTGCTGTCATACAATCTTTCGAAAAATCCTCTACCTTCATAATCTTTCGGAGTAACACTAGTAACATCTGGATTTACTAACCCTGAACTTGGTTGTAGTTGTTGTGATGTGCGTTTAGCACTTGAAACTGATTTTTGTGATTCGTTATTAAGTCCTTTTATAGCACCTGCTCCTGGAGTGTTTGCATTACTACCAAACAATATGCCTTTAATAAAATCATTAAGACCATTTGTGACTCCGTCTATAAAATCTTCAACCAATCCGCCTATACCGTTATCTAAAGAGCCTACTTGCCTAAATAATAAGTTACCAATTGGATCAAATATAGGAGCAAAACGTTCTTTTTCAAAATCATCCATCTTAACTTCAAATTCTGGACTTATTAAAACTTTTTCAAAACTAAAGTCTAATTGTAGTTCTTGTAATTCACTGCTTGAATAATCATTAGCACTTTGGCTAAAACTGTTTAACACAGGATTTATAAAGTGTGTGACTGATACTTTACCACCCGAATACTTATAAAAGTCTATTCTATCTATTAAATATTTGTCTCTGTGGATGTCTAATCCTGCTGAACCTGGATCCCATAATCCGTTGTTACTGGCATTTTGGTCTGCCATAGGTAATGTTGTATCTAAGTCTTGTTTGAATCCTTTTAATTCATCCTTATAACCTCTGCCATCCATATAGTGATAATTGTGATATATGTTTAAAAATCTCATCCAATTATCGTGTATATCATCGTGTACAGTCATTGCCAAGTTGCCATACTCCAACCCTGTTTGTGAAACACGTTTTCTGTTATATTGATTTAATACTTGGTTTCTATATGTGATAGTTGGAAATTGAAACGTTTTAATTAAGTTACTTAACTTAAAATGTTCATTTATATCTAAGTTTAAAACACCATAGTTAGGAATCACATTGACGAAATATGCAAAACTTTGTCTGGGAGGAGTTCCGCCGCCATTTCTAAAATGTGTTCCTAATTGGGTTTGAGCGTGACGGGGGCCTGCTAAATAGGCCCCTGTACTTATATTATGCCTAGACCTGAACTCCATAAAGTTGCTCTTGGTCTAAAATTAAACGCCTGTACCAGGTGTAGTTGGTAAAGGTGCCGCTAATGGGAATGGATCTCCTGCTTGTACTTTTCCGCCTAATGTGTTAGGCCCTGCAACGTGAACAGCATTATCATATCTGATTTGCATATCAATTGTGACTGGCTCACTTGTTGAGTAGTCGTGTTCGCTGTAGTTAGTATTAATTAGGAAACAACCTTCTAGTTCCCATTGCTCAGTTGCTTCTGCATTAGAACCATCTAATACCTGGATTAACATATCAAATTTGTAGTCTGATCCTGATATTGCTGATGTTTGTTCAAAGTGGTTTAACTGTCTTTGAACCTGCTGTCCAACTAAAGCAGATACTTGGTTAGTAATATCATCCCTTATTACAAGTGATACTGGTTCCCAAGTGTGCTTTCCTTGAACATATGCTCTAGAGTTATAACTGTCAATGGTAACTTCTTCATACCCAAGTGTTGGTCTAGTTACACTAACAATGTTACTTGTTAGTTCATCAGATCTTCCACCTGCTCCAAAACCTGTTAATATGACTCTAAATCTATATCTTAGTTTTGGTTGGAGGATTCCCAGACGATTACCATCTATTGGTACACCGAATTTATCCTTTGTTACTGCCATTTCTTTTTCTCCTAGGAAGAACGTAAATGTTCTTATATATGCAATTATTTATCTTATTTCACTCAAAAAAAAGCGGCACCTATTAAGTACCGCTTTAATTGTTACTCCTACTGTAACTTTTTAGTCTTAACTACCTGTTTGACCTAATGTACTTTGAATTCTTATCGGTACATATATAAACTCAACTGCTTTAGTTGGTTGTATTGCAACGTCTAAGTACAATTCATTTCTATTGATTCTTGCAGTAGTGTTATTTGTTTCATCACAAACTGTAATAAAGTCAAACACACCTCTTAGGCTTACAAGTTCTGATAATAAATTATCAGCAACTCTTTTAACACCTTGTCTAGTAATAGAATCGTTTGGTTCGAACAAGAATGGTTTTACACCAATATCTAATTGATATCTGATGTAGTTAATTAATCTTGCTACGTTAATTCTATCTAAAGCACTAGAACTTGGATTTAATGTTTTCTGTCCAAATACTGCTAGACCTTGTCCAGGGAAGTTTCCAATTGGGTTAATTTTGTTTGCGTAAAGAGTATCTCTTTGACCTTCACTTAAATTAACTACTTGGAATTCACTGGTTGCTTCGTCAACATAACCAACTGAAGTTGCGTTTTGTACTAAACCTCTGTTGAATCCTGCTGGAGCAAACCACTGATATGCTACCTGGTCATTGTATGCTAATGTTCTTAAAGCAATGTGACTTGCTGGAACAACAACATTTGTGCCGTCTAGGTTAGTTGTTAAACCGTGTGGATAATGAACTGCCGCATAGGCTGAACTTGAAACAAGTCCGTCTTTACCGTTCTCACCTGCACTATTGGCATTGGTTGCCCAATTTTGTAGACTTAATGAACTACTGTCTAAAGTGAAAGGAGCATCTGCTAAAATAAATGCAACTTCTTTTTTATCAGTATTTAATGTAATCATTTCATCTAGTAAGCCTGGGAATCCTGGAGCAGAAATAACATTAAAGAAGTTAGTTTCACTTCTAATGTCTTGATTGCCTGCTAATTCAGATGCCATTTTAGTTTCTACAACTTTTCTTACAGCATCGTTTCCAGCAAACATACTGCCGTCTGCTTTGTTTCCACTTAATGATACCCAAACGTTACCAATGTTGCTGGATGCCGGAGTATAATTAATTTTATATTCTTTGACATTTTTACCACTGTATCTAGTGTTCCAAGCCAATATTCCAACTGCTCGTTGACTGGCTTGTGGTGCATCTGCATCTAAACTTGATGTCGGTGATTGTCTCATATCTCTAAATATAATACCATCGGCTGTTACTTGGTCTGTATTATCAACTTTTACCCAAACACTTGTACTGCTATTCCACTTGTAAATTGCTGGTTGGTTAACTGCGTCTGAATCAACCCAAAGGTCACCGTTTACCAAACTGCTTACGCCGTCTGCTTTCTTGGTTGGCTCTGTTGCTGTTACGTTTACATCAAAGTCTGTGCTGTATGAAGTCCATCCTACACTTGGTTTGTTGTATAAAATATCAACATTTGAACTGGTGTCATACCATAGTTTACCATCTGTTAAACTTCCAGTTGGAGCAGTAGCATCTGCACTATAAGTTAATGTAGTATCACTTGCTGGATTTTTCCAGTTACTGTAAATGCCTGCTGTGATGTTTAAGTTAGTTGGGCCAAATCCGCCAACATTACCTGCTCTAACTCTGATATCTCTACCTGTTGAACTAGTTAAAGTAATTTTACCACCAACATTTGAAGCAACAATATCACTTGATGCTGTACTAAATGCTGAGTTAAAGTCTTGAATCATATCATCAACACTTGCGTTACCGTCTGCATCACTGTCTGTTCTAAATTGAACATTGATATTACTGGCTGAAGTTTGACTGTCATTTACGATAATACTTACTGTAGAACCTGTATGACTTGATAAACTTATTTCTGTATCTGTTAAAGCACTTGAACTTTGTACAATTAAAGTACTTGATCCATTGTGTCTTAATAATTCTAATTCACCTGCTAATACAGGATCATCATCACCTTCTGGATTTCTGTTTACAATATATGTGCCTTCTGCTACAGAATTACCATTAGTTGAATAATAGTTGTGAGTACTACTCCAATTACTTGGATTTACTAAACTAAATGCACCAGTCGATGAATTGTAAACTTTAACGGCAATATTAGAACCGTTGTTAAGTGAATCATACTGGAATAATAAGTCTCCGTTTGCTAAAGCACCGCCACTGTTTTGAGTTGTTGGTAATGATGCAAAACTTGCCATTTGGAAGTCTTTACTTACAACATCTTTAAAACTAGTTTCGTTTGTTGTGATTTGATACCAAGTATCTGAATACTTGTAATAGAACTTAATTAAAGAACTTGCAACACCGGCATTTGTCATTGTGACAACTGCTATAGATCCATTCTGTAAAACAGAAGCCTTAGGTGCGCCACTACTTGCTATTTGATCTTTTGAAAGTACTGTGTAACTTGCAACGTCCCACTTACCTGTAGTTGAATTGTATTGTTTAATTCCAAATTTTGAATTCGGTGTGTCTAGCCATATAGCACCATTTACTGGTGAAACTGTTGGAGCATTAACAGAACCTGCTAAATCTCCTAAATCTATATTTGCTCTTAATATATAGGCTCTGCTAGAGATACCTAAAAAACTGTGTGCGGCTAATAAGCCATATTCGTTAATTGCTGTTCCGTGTTGTTGTGAACCACCAGATGAATAAAAAAGAGGATCTCCATAACTCTGAAGTAACTCTCTTTGACTAGTAATCAGTTTTAGTTTACCTGCTTCAGCGGCTGTACTAAAAGAAGCAGTTCCACTGCCATCGGGATTACTTTTATCTTGTTTTGTTGCTATAATTAGCAACGGCACCGTACCTTGTGAGGCGGGGGTGTAAAACGATTCGTCTGTTGTGGTTATACTAACACCGGGGGATGTCAATGTCGCCATAATTTTTCTCCTAAAAAAACATTTATTATGTTAGTAGTATTTACCTAAATCTGTTGTTTTAGTGCGGTATTAGAATATACCAGAATAAGTATTTTTTTAAAATTATGATAAATAACCGATTTTAGACTAAATCGAATTTTTGATGTGTTTTCGGTGTGCTTGGAGCATAGTTTTTGTTGATTTTTATTATTTCAGAATCTAAATCTTCAAGTGTGCCACTGTTGTTAATCACGCCATCAAATTCATAACCGACCCAATCCCATTCGCTTGAATGAACGTGTTTGTAATTTGTAGTCATTATGTGTAGAGCCTTTGCGTCACCTGAGTTTGCCTTTACAGCAAAATCATACCATTCTGGAATATTACCTCTTACCACGTGAAATACTTTGCCGCCTAAACTTTTAATAAAGTCTAACTCATTAACGAATCTACAATCACTTATAATTACGCACTTTTGGTCATTGCGTATTTTATGTATTCTGTACTCTAAACTGGATAACCATATTTCTTTATTAAAGTGATCTCGTAATACGTCTGTTCCAATAAGTTGCAATGCTAATCTAGGTGTAAAATTATTTATACCTAACTTTTTACTCCAATACAAATCAGTTGTTTCTCTAAAATCTCTACTTGCATCTGTTTGACCTTCTAGTAATTCTCTATCCCAGCCAAATATACTAGCACATACATCTTTAAGTGGCCCTGCAAAACTTTCTTGAACACAGCCAGATTCTACTAGTTTAGTCGCTACTGAGTCTTTACCTGAACCGATAAATCCTACTAAACCAATTATCCTATTTGCCATTATCCAATTACAAAGCCTAAATGTTTATTTCCTTCTTCCATATTGTTTATAGCCGCCAATAGTCTTTCTTTGTCAGCCATTGATTCCTGCTTTAATGCATCACCGTTAAGAGTAACTGCTCCGCCTGGTCCAGGTAAACCGCCTGGGAATTTACTTCTTGCTTCTCCCAACATCATTTTACATTCTGCTAAGGCCCAATCTGCAATCCAAGGTTTCGCATAATTGTCGTTAAGCAATATTTCCTCAGGTACATAGTTATATACTCCAATGGAAATATCTTCTTCGTGTTTTATGGCTCTTAATATTTTTAAAACTTTAGTATTTGGATTAAAAGTAAAATCGTACTCACTACCAAATATTCTTCCTAACGTTTCTTTATATTGAGAAAATGCATCAAAAACTGCTAATCCGCCAATCTGTCCTGCTTGTACCATATACATATTATGGAAAGCAACATCAAAAGGATCAAAGTTAGTACCACCTGTTGATGTGGAACTTACTCCTCTTCTATAAACTTTTCTAACATTTAAAACTTCTGCAGGCAAACTGTATTCTTGAACGTCTACTAGGGTAGATAAAAATACATAACTTTCTTCACTTGCAACGTCACTACGAGACCTTAACACGTCAACTGCCTTGGATATAGCAAGGTTGTAGTGTTCTGGATCTAATTCCACATCAACCATACCGTCGCCTAAACGAAGTTTGATTTCTGTGATTAATTTATTTTTGTTGGTCTCGGATGAACTCATACAAGTATTTATCTAAAACGTTGTTAGTAAAATACAATGCTCATTTATTCTACCGTTCATTTTAGTACCGGTAGTAGTTAATTCGTCAAATGCTTTTGAAAATTTTGTTTTTGCTTTGCCAGTCCAGTTGTTTATTTGTTCTTTTGGCTTTCTCAATGTTTTTTGCAAACTCTCATCTGGGTCAAAGTCCTGTATAGTTGTGCCTTTGACCATTAGTCCTGCTCCTGGTCTATTCATTGCTTTAGGATCTTTACTTTTTGCGTGATACACTCCTATTTTTCTGTTTTTAGTGTTATACACCCATAACTCGTTGCAATTAACAATATCAGTAGGCTCTATAGATGCCAGTCCTAGTTCGCCAAAGGCTTCTAAATACTTTAACTTTTTAATTATAGATTCCTTACTTCTTGCTCTAGGTTTTCTTGCTTTTCTAGTTGTTTTTGCTTTGTTAATAAATGTCTCACAGGCAGTTTCTATTTTTTCAAAAAACGTCAAATACTCTTTTCTCATTTTAGGATTCATAAAACTGTAGCCTTCTTTGATGTCTTCGTCTTGCCATTCTATAACTTCTACTGCTTCTGCTTTTGCATCTTCATACGATTCAATTATTAGTTTGGCGTGATTTGCCTTTATTGCTGGTTGATACGAAATCATCATTTTATATGGGTCGAAGTCATTTACAGATTTATCTCCTGTTATAAAGTCATCAAGATATGATTCAAACTCTCCTAAGAGATCTGTAATTTGCTCTTGCATTCTTTGTTTGATTGTGACTATCGGTTTTTCTTTTTGTTTCTCTTTCTTTTCTAGAATTGTTTTCTTTCCTCTTTCAATCCATTCTACCTTTCTTTTTTCCAAATGGTTTAAAAATCCTTCAGTCATATATCCTAATTTAGATTCTATAAAGAATGAATTCCCACA